AAGAAACAGCAATTAGAACAAGCCTCATCTGGTTACATCTCAATAGATGTAGCATCGTCTGATCAAGCATTAGCGATTTCTAATGGAGCTGTATCAAATGGTAAAAACCTATACCTAAAACTAACGGGTACTCTTGCGGCTAACAGAACTGTAACAGTTCCAGATTCAGTCGAGAGAGTATACGTGGTTGAAGATGCTACAGATAGAACTTCAAATAGATATACATTAACTTTTAAAACTGTATCAGGCACAGGAATATCATTACCTGTAAAATCAAAATCTTTATTATATTCAGATGGCACAAATGTAAATTCAAGTATTGTTGAAAGAGGATATATAACAACCAATGGTACTTATACTGCAGTTGCAAACGATCAAGTAATTGTAGATACAAGTTCATCACCTGTAACTGTAACATTACCAGCATCACCTTCTATTGGCGCAGAAGTACATTTTATTGATGGTGGAGGTGCAGCAGGTAATTTTAATTCTAACAACTTAACCATAGGCAGAAATGGTTCCAACATTTTAGGCTCGGCATCAAACTTAGTTGTTAATGTAAATGGAGCAGCATTTACATTAGTTTATATAAGCTCTGCTAGAGGTTGGGCTTACAAAGATAAAATATAGGAGCTAGACTGTGGCTCTCGTCGAGTTTAATTTTAGACCTGGAATAGATAAACAAGATACACCAGCAGGTGCAGAAAACCGTTGGGTTGATTCTGACAATGTAAGATTTAGATATGGTCTACCAGAAAAAGTTGGAGGTTGGGCATCACTTACTACTGATACTATTTCTGGTGTAGTTAGAAAACAACATGCTTTCGTAGATAATGATGGTAATAGATACGTGGCTCTTGGATCAGATAAATTTTTACTTATTTATTTTGAAGGTCAGTTGTATGACATCACACCTTTGAAAGCTACATTAACATCAGCAACAATTGCAACAACAAATGGATCACCAACTTGTACAATTACAAAATCAACTCATGGTTTAAAAGTTGGAGACATTGTACAATTAGATTCTGTAACACTACCTGGTGGTACAGGTTTTAATGATGCTGACTTTGAAGATAAAAATTTTCAAGTTATATCTGTGCCAACAACAAGTACATTTACAATTAATCAATCTAGTAATGCTAGTGGTACAGTATCAACAGGTGGTAGTTTAAGTATAAAACCATACGAGCCTGTTGGACCAAGAGAACAAACTTATGGTTATGGTTGGGGTATGGATCCTTGGGGTAATGGTAACTGGGGTGAAGCAGCAGCTGCATCTGATGTTACACTAGAACCTGGACTATGGTCATTAGATAATTTTGGTGAAGTATTAGTTGCAACTATTTTAAATGGTAAAACATTTACTTGGGATGCTGGTATTGGTGCAAGATTAACAACACGTGCATCAACAACAACATCTAACTTTGCAACAGGAAACAATCCAACTAAAACAAGATCTACTCTTATTTCACCTACAACACGTCACTTAATTCATTTAGGAACAGAAACAACTATTGGAAATGCAGGAACACAAGATGATATGTTTATAAGATTTTCTGATCAAGAAGATATTAATACGTTTTTACCATCAGCAACAAACACAGCTGGTACACAAAGACTACAAGACGGCACTAAAATTATGGGTGCATTAAAAGCAAAAGAAGTTATTTTGATATGGACTGATAATGCATTGTATACAATGAAATTTATTGGTGCACCATTTACATTTGCTTTTGAACAAGTTGGTACGAACTGTGGATTGATTGGACAAAATGCTGTTGTTGAAATAGATGGTGCCGCTTTTTGGTTAAGTCCAAAAGGTTTCTTTCTTTATGATGGTACAGTAAAATCATTACCATGCACTGTTGAAGATTCTGTATTTGATAACTTTGATATTACAAAAGGACAACAAGTTGCAGCAGGTTTAAATAATCTATTTACAGAAATTACTTGGTACTATCCATCAGCTAATTCAGACTATAATGATAAATATGTTGTATTTAACTTTGGTGAATCAGCAGGTGTAAGAGGTGGTGTTTGGTATACAGGAACAGAAGCAAGAACAAGTTGGATGGATGCTACAATATATAAAAATCCATATGCAACTAAATATGATTCTTCTGCTAGTGGTACGTTTCCAATAATCGTTGGTCAAACTGGTTTAGGTCAAACAACTTATTTTGAACATGAAGTAGGTACAGATCAAGTAAATCCAAATGGTACAACTACTACTGTTACATCGTTTATACAATCATTTGACTTTGATCTTGAACAAAGATCAAAAGATGCACAAGGTAGAAGTGCTGGCCCTAAAGTTGCAGGAGAAGTATTTATAGCTATGAGAAGATTTATACCAGATTTTAAAACGTTATTAGGTAATGCAAAAGTAACTATTGGATTAAAAAGATATCCGCAAGATACATCATCTAATTCTACATATAGTCCTTTTACCATTACATCTACAACACAGAAAAAAGATACAAGAGCTAGAGGTAGATTTGCTAGTGTAAAAATAGCAAATGATGCAGCTAGTGAGTCTTGGAGATTTGGTACATTAAGATTAGATATACAACCGGACGGTAGAAGATAATGGCTAAAGTAACTGTAAGAATACCAGAACCAAAAGAAGAATATGATTTTTCAAACCAAAAACAAATCAATAGAGCGTTGACACTTATGAAAGAACAATTAAACTCAACGTTTCTAGATGAAATAAAACAGGAGCAAGAGAGATTCTCTTGGTTTTTAAGTGGCTAATATATATACAAACGCAAAAATAGATTTTAACGATACGTCGAATACGACTGTTTATACCAGTCCAACAGCAACCACTAGTATTATTAAATCAATATTAGTATCCGAAGATTCTGGTAATGCTGATAGTATATCTGTTACTTTAACAGCTGGTGCATCAGTATTTAGTTTGTTTAAAACAAAGGCTATATCGTCTAATCAAACAGTTGAGTTATTATCACAACCCCTTATAATGCAGGAAAGTGAAATTTTAAAAGCACAAGCAGCCACAGGAAATAGGTTACATATGGTTATTTCTGTGCTACAAATAAATAGAGATTAATATGGCATTTAAAGAAGAAGGATCAGTAGAATATATAACAGTTGACGGCAAAGAAGTACCTGTCGTTAAGTGTGAAGCTGAAATAGTTTTAAGAAATACAAAGACAAATTATGAATATAACTCTGACAAAGAAGCGGAGGATGATATTGCAAATCCAGAAACAGATACAGTTAGAGAAGATATAACTAGATCTGTAAAAATTAAAGTAGCAAAGATGCCAGCATTAGGTGCATCATCTGACAAGGACAAAGAATAATGGCAATCACAAACGCACAACAAGCAAGGCAGATGTATAAAGAAGGTAGTGAAAAACCTGTTACACAAGCTGGTGTAAAAAATTTTCTTGGTAAACAAGAAATGGTTAAAGCACCTAAATTTTGGTTATCAGAACCAGGTCATGTTAAAGCAAAGTTAGCTTACATAACTGATGAAGAAGAAAAAATATTAATAGATAAAAATTTATATGGGTCTTTAAAAGGTAAACCTAATAAAGGACCTGCGGGACTTCCTAGTCTTCAAGGTGGAGGTTTTGGTTCTGAAGATGCAGGAACTGGAGATTCACAAGGTGGAGGTGATAAAGGTAATACTGGTAAAGGTAGAGATTTAGATTTTCAACAAAGAGGTATGACAAAAGGAGATTATGCTACTGGAAGAGGCGCTAATCGAGGAGGAGATAGAGATCAAAATTTTGGTGGAAGACAAAATTTTGCTCAAAGAGCTTTTTCAGGTATTAAAGATTATATTACTTCAGGTGGAATGATTGGAGCTATAGGAAGAGGACTTACAAATTTTTCAAATAAATTTGGTAAAACAACAGCTGCAAACCTTGCAGATAGGTATGGTTATGGACCAGACTATCAAGGAACAATAGGACCATCGTCAGTTGATGATGACGACGATGATAATGGAGGAGGCGGTGGTATACCTTTGTATGTACAACTTGGTTTTCCTAGTCAAGCGGCTTATTTAGCGTCATTACAAAGAGCACAATCTGCACCTACACCTGCACCAACAACAACACAGGATCCTTTTATAGCGTATAGATTTATGGCTGAGGGAGGTATTGCAGATACAGAAGTTGCAAGACAAAATTATTTTGTTGGTGGTATTATTAAAAAAGCAACTAAAGCAGTTAAAAAAATTGGTTCTAAAGTAAATAGAACTAGAAAAAAATTATTAAAGAATCCATACGTACAAACAGCAATAGCACTTTATGCACCATATGCTATTGGTAGCACAGGATTTATGGCTGGTGCTAGTCCTTTTATGAGACAAGCAGTTATATCAGGATTAACAACCGGAGGTTTACAATTAGCATCTGGTCAAGATTTAGATGCAAAAGGTATATTAAAATCAGCAGCATTAAGTGGAGCTCTAGCTACAATGGCCCCGGCCCAAGGAGCACAAGCAACATCTACTGGAGCACAAAAAGCAGCTACAGTTGATTATTCAGACATGTCTAAATTTAATGAATTAGGTTTAGGTGGTTCTGGTGGTGCTGCAAATATTCAAGGTGGTATTCCAAGCGCAAATGTATTTGATTATGAATCAGCTGCTTATGGTATTAAACCATTAGAAACTAGTAAATTTACAGATATGGTTAATGCACAAGCTTTAGAAAAAGTTGATCCAAAAGTTGTAGATGCAATTTCAAAAACAGATCCAGAAAAATTATCTAAGTTTGCAGAGATAGCCAAAAAAATAGATGACAGTAAAATAGGCGGAGCATTATTAGGAGATGGTAAAGGTGGCATTAGTGCACTAAAAGCAATAGGTATAGCATCTGCATTACCATTATTAGGTGTTGGTGCTCCTGAAGAAGAAGATGAAGGAGAACCATACAGAGGTGAAGGTATAGATATTGCAGCTATAAGAAGAGATCCTTATTCGTATACAGCACCAAGATTTATGGCTGAAGGCGGAGACGTTGAACCAGTAGCAAAAAAGACTATGCCTTTATTAGATTTAGATGGCAAAGAAATGGATTTAAGAGCTGAAGGTGGTTTTGTACCAATAGGAAGAATGGAAAAAGCAGACGATGTGCCTGCAAGATTATCAAAGAATGAGTTTGTATTTACAGCTGAAGCTGTTAGAAACGCAGGAGATGGAGATATAGACAAAGGCGCAGAAGTTATGTATAATATGATGAAAAACCTTGAAGCCGGAGGTGACGTATCAGAAGAATCGCAAGGCTTAGATGGCGCACGTAACATGTTTCAAACATCACAAAGATTAGGAGAAGTCATATAATGGCAACAGAAACAGTAAGAAATTTACCCGCACAGTTTGTAGAAGATTTAGGTAAAGATCTTGCAACACAGATTACGGCCCAAACAGCCGTACCAGTAGTTACAAGAGGAATAGGATCATTAACACAACAAGCTGGTGAAGACGCTGCACAATTTAAAGCAAGACAAGATGCAGCTACACAATTTGGAATTAGACAAGATAGTTTAGCAGGACTTGCACCACAAG